GGGAAAACGAGAGTCTTTTCGGCTGGCCCTATGGATTATTGTTTGGCCTTTCGAAAGTATTTTCTTGGATTCGCCGGACATTGCGCCGCTAGACGGAACTTCAATGAAATCTCGGTTGGAACCAATGTTTATTCTCAAGACTGGGATGTCATTGCCAATATTCTTTCCTCTAAGGGGAAAAGAGTTATTGCCGGCGACTTTAGCAATTTTGATGGTACTTTGAATGCCGAGATTTTGTGGTCTATTTGCGACATCATCAATGATTGGTACAATGACGGAGAGGAGAACAAGAGAATTCGAAGGGTGCTCTGGTGTGAGATTGTGAATTCTGTGCATGTGTGTGGATCTACAATCTATCACTGGACTCATTCTCAACCCTCTGGTAATCCTCTCACGGCCATTTTGAACTCAATGTACAATTCCATTGCTTGTCGATATGTTTGGCTCTTGTTAACTGCCAATAGACCTCAAGATAATTCCATGAGATCTTTTCGCAACCACGTAACAATGGTAGCTTACGGAGATGACAACGTTTTGAATATTTCGGACTATGCCACGGAATTTTACAATCAGGTTCTAATGAGTGAGGCTTTTGCAACTTTTGGAATGACTTACACTGATGAGTCCAAGAGTGGAGAAATGCTCCCTTACAGATCTCTTGCTGAAGTGAAATACCTCAAAAGAGGTTTCGTTTACAATGACGATCTGTTGAAATGGGAAGCTCCCTTGGATTTAGATTCAGTTTTGGAAATTCCAAATTGGACAAGAAACACCATGGACATCGTTGAAGCCACCACTCTGAATATTGAGGTTGCTTGTACGGAGCTTTCGCTTCATGCTGAGCATGTCTTCAATTATTGGAGTGATAGGTTTCGCCGTGCCGCTCTTAAGCATGGTTTGCGCCCAACTATCTTGACCTACAGTGAGTATAAGCTCTCTGAGATGGAGAAATATGGCGCAATAGTCGGAAAGACAGATTAAGAGACGCTCATATAATGGGGCTTCGTTTAATTGGTGTATGAATGATGCAGCAAATCCTGAATGTATGAGTTAGAGTGGAGAAACATTTTTGTTTCTATTGTCGAATGTGTGCCACTATAAATTAAAGGCTATTCTTCCACCACTTTTACGCACGTGTTTGATTCGATATGTGTGGTTAGTAAATTTCTTGAATCGCTAATTCAAATCCAGAAAATTATAACGATAATATGACACCTGCGCTTGAAGTAGATGTTACCACTCAGGAACAAGTTATTCACTTCCGTGATCCCGTTCAGGCGACCATGATGGAGAAACCTGAACCATCCAATGTTAAACCCTGGCTTGGAAATGCTTCTGAAGAGACATCAACTGAGATTAAGAACTTCCTTGCTAGACCTGTTCCTTTTAAAAGCGGAGTTTTATCATCTTCGGATTCTGGAAACCATGCTGTCTTGGGAGTAATGCCCACTGATGTCTTGGTGTTTTCCAGTGCGCTCAGATCTAAATTGGCTTATTATACCTATTTTAGGGCTGATATGCACTTCCGTTTTGTGTTTAACTCCATGCCTTTTCAGTCTGGTAAGTATTGGATGTATTTTGCACCCTTCGAAGGAGAGTGCAATAGACCCATTTTGAACACTCTTCAGAATGCAACAGGATATCCTGGTGTGGAGATTGATCTTGCTTCTGGAGCACCAGTGGACTTCTTTGTTCCTTATTGCTCTCCTCTTTCCCACTATAACATTGCTTTGGGGGAGGGAACAATGGGTTCATTGTACTTGTGTCCCATTTCTCCAGTTGGTTCGTCTATTGCTCCTGACACGGTTTCTTATACTGTCTATGCTTGGTTTACTAATGTTGATCTTCATCTTCCCACTTCTAAGACTATTGTCACTCCTTTTGAGGCTCAAGTTTTGGTTGGAGAGGAGATTTCTAAATTGGCAGATCCAGTTGTTCAAGCAGGTAAAACAGCCATCCAATCCGGTATTTCGACATTGGCTCAAGTTCCCTTAACATGGATGCAAAGGGCCATTGAAGGTGTAGCATCTAGTGTTGGCCTATCTAAACCACATGATACTTCTCATGTACAACATATTTCCAACCTTCCTGGTGCTGGTTATACCAACTATGATGGTGTGGATAATAGCGTTGTGCTTGGTGCGACAATGGATAACTCTCTTCAACAATATCCTGGAATTTATTCTACGGATTGTGATGAGATGGATATCGATTTTGTTAAGAAGAAATCGTGTGTGTGCAGATCAACGGTTGACTGGGATGCTTCCCAACCTGTTGGAACTGTTTTGGCCACCATTCCAGTAACTCCCGGATTTTCTGGGGCTCCTGTAGGAGCTGATGAGCAAACTGTAACGACTTTGGGATTTTTGTCCTCAATGTTTCGTTATTGGAGAGGTGGTCTCAAGTTTCGTGTCGCAATTTCGAAGACACAATTCCACTCTGGTCGTCTTCGAATTTCCTTTGTTCCCCGTTCTACTTCTCCTAGTGGAGCAGGTGACCAAAGGTTTCAGTGCCACAATTGGATTGTCGACCTCTCTGAGTCATCTGACATTTCATTTGTTGTTCCGTATGTAGCAAATAGGCCTTGGTTAGAAGTCAGTGTTATTGAAGCTGACGCTCTTACCAATTACCTTAATGCCAGTACAGGACATCTTGTTATTGAAGTCATTAATGAACTCAGAGTGGCTGGACTTGCCAAGTCTTCTGTGAACCTTTCCTTTTGGCTTAGTGGTGCTGATGATCTCGAATTTGCTGTTCCCGATTTTAGTGCATATATTCCATATGTGACACCTCCAACTCCGTTTGCTGAATTGGAGAACAGGGAATTCGAGGCTCAGGTGCATCAAGAAGTCTCTAAGGATGTTGCTCATCAGGAGCAAGAGGAAATTCCAACCGAACTTATGTTCGGGTCGTCAATTTCGAAAACCTTAGACCCACATGGACTTTCGATTGGTGAGAAGGTTTCATCGTTGAAACAACTCATTAAGAGATTTGGTCCAATGTGGGTAGGTTTTCCAACGCCATACAAAATTGACGATGGATCAGGATATCACGTTACGGGTCCTTTTGTTAGTAATAATACTTCGGAAACTTATTCGCTAAATTCCATCTCTCTTGATCCTGCCTATTTTGGTGAGCTTGGAACTGACCCTTTAGCCTTTGACAGAGCTGATCTTCCTATTAGCGTTGACACTACCACTCTTACACCCACTTTGGGTTCTTGTAATGTTGGTAGAAAGTTATCGCCTGCTTGTCCACTTCATTATATCTCTTATCTCTATAGGTTTTATAGAGGAGGGAGACGATATAAGATTTGGTCTTTGCCTAATAGGCACAGCAAAGTTTCGGCTGCTTCTTGGTCAACTCCAAACTCAACAGCAACGCCCAACGTTTTTCCTGACAATACTCAGGCTCTCACAACTCATGAGTTTGAGAATGTCAGGTCTCAGCTTCCTTATGTCGTCACTAGAAATCGAGGTATTTCTGTGAATGGACCGGTTGAGCCACCACAATTGGCTCAGGGTTATAAGCCGACTCAGCAAGCTGTATTCGAAACCTTTCAGTATCCTGATCTGAATGGTTGCGTTGAGGTTGAAATTCCCTACTATTCGTCCCTTCCCATTTCATTGGTTGGAGAAGGTGATGTTGGTGGGGCGGGCTCTGGACATTTTATTGAACGTTCCAAAGTTAACTTTACTCTAGGATCAGTACTTGAAGATCTAGAGACTCCTTATCCTGTGGTAATCTCAGAAGCCGCGGATATGACTAACACCAATGCGTGTACTCGCAATTCTATTGGCTCTTGCAGAGTATACACCGCAGCTGCCGACGATTTTTCCTTTGGTTATCTCGTTGGCGCTCCTAAAATTAAGAGATCTGTCTCTTAGACACTTCCACTAACTCACAGTATGAATGAAAGTATGTGTGATTTAATGTAAGTAAACCCGCTTTACAAGTGTGGGTGGTCACTTATCTGTAACTTTGATAAGTCCTTTTAACTTTTGTTATACTGAACCACCCACTGGGTGGATGTAGGTTATAGCTGGCTTTGTTAAAAGGTTCAGCCCCACTTTAGGGTTTTTCCTGTCCTTAAAGTTAATTAGTTAATGCCCCTAATGGACAAAACTGTTTTTCTGTGAAAATTTCAC